ACGGTGCGGCAGTTCCTTTCTAATCTGACCGGTCGGAGCGTCTGACCGTGCCGATCGTGCGTTACACCTGCACGAACTGCGGGCTGGTAACGCGCGTCGAGGCCGGGGACGCCTATGTGGCGTGCGCCTGTCGCGCACCGTTCGTCGAGGAGCCGGAGGAGCCCGCCGAGGCCCCGCCCGCCCAGGACGGTGGTTGATGCTGACCCACAAGAAGCTCTTTGAGGCGCCGGATCTCGGCCGCTCGCTGGTGCGCCCCTGGATCAAGAACCCGTCGGTGGTCACCGCCTCGGGCATCGCGATCGACCTTACCGTGTTCGGCCGCTTCCCCGCGGCAAACTACTACACCGATGGGGCGTCCCTGACGTCGCGCGCGCTGCGCCGCAGCACGGACGGCGGGCTTGACCATGGCGAGGACAAGGGCAGCGCCTTCAAAAAGTTCGTCGGCGGCATGACGATCTTCTCGACCACCGCCCTAGCCTGCCCGATGCCGCTGCAGCTCCTCGACTATCTGCTGTACTACCCGTTGATCCCCATGGAGGACGTGCAGACCCTGATCAACACGGTCCCGCTGCCCCGTCACACGACGGGCGAGGGCGTGCAGATTATGATGGTCGAGCAGTTCCCCTATGTCGGCGGCGTCACGTTCCGGGTGAACTACACGAACTCGCGCGGCGTCGCGGGGCGCCTTTCAGCGATCTGCACCGTGAACACTCAGACAGCACTTGGCACGATCGCGACCTCGGCGCCGGCCACGTTGGGCTGCCCAGGAACCTTCGTGCCGCTGCAGCAGGGCGACGGCGGGGTGCGCTCGATCGAGAGCATCGAGTTTTTTACTCCCGACGCCGGCAACCTTGCGGCCGTGCTGGTGAAGCCGCTGACCCCGTTCGCCAACTACGAGAACGTCAACCCGTCGGACTGGGATATGTGGCGCCACCTGGGCATCACCGAGCAGATCCAAGACGACGCCTACCTGTCGATGGTGTGCACGCCCCTGGGCTCGTTGTCCGGGGCAGTCATCGAGGGCCAACTTAAAACATATTGGGTGGAGGCTTAAATGGGCGGTTTCTCAGGCCTGGATAACAGGCTCAACGCAATGTCGGTGCTGGGCAAGCGGTTCCAAACCCTCATGTCCAAGCAGTTCAACCCGACCGCTGTAGCCGTGGCCAACGAGTGGCACAGCTTGGCGCGCGGCGGTGGGTTTCCGCAGGCCGACGCGATCTTCGACACTGGGACCAACCTGCTGTTCAATTCGCTCTCCGACCAGACGGCCAACGCGGGCTCGCTCTATCACGGCGGCGACGTCGGGGCGGCCGGCGACGATTTCAAGATCCTCGAGAGCGCGATGCTCAACACGGCGGCCGGCACCGTGGTTCCGTTCTGGGTGCAGTTCGTCGACATCCTGGGCTGGATCCGGGTAACGAGCGTCACCACGACGACGGCGCAGAACGTGATCTGGCCCTGGAACGACGGCACGGCGACGGGCGGCGGCGAAGCCACCACGTTCTCGAGCTCGTCGGGTCTGCTGGGCACCTACACTAACGACATCCAGAACCTGTCGAAGGTCCGGTTCCGCAACTCGGGCGGTGCGCTGCCGACTGGCTTGGTGGCCGGCACCGACTATTACACGATCCGGGTCTCGGCCACGACCAGCCGCTATGCCACGTCGCGCGCGAACGCGATCGCGGGCACCGCCATCGCGTTTACCGATGCGGGCACCGGTACGAACGTCGTCGACGTGCGCCTGCCGCGCTACAGCGACGGCGTGGGCGTGCAGGCCATGTTCTTCAACCCGCAAGCCACGGCGCTGGGCGCTGGCACGCCCGGCCTCTCGCTGGGCTACCAGAACGGGGCGGGCACGGGCGCGCGCGCAACCCCGACCACGCCGAGCCTTCCGATCGGCAAGACGGCGGCCACCGCGTCGCACATCCTCTACACCGGCGCCACGGGTGCAGGAAAGTTCGGCCCGGCCATGCCGCTGCAGGGCGCCGACAGCGGGATCCGCACGATCCAGACGATCCGCAACAACGCGACTTATACCTCGGGCATGTACACCGTGGCGCTGTTCCGGCCGCTCGGCGAGCCAGTGCCGCTGCAGGTGCTGGGCCAGTCCGTGCCGTACCGGTTCGACGGTGGGTGCCGCGTCAATGACGGGGCGGCCATCTACATGATTGGCAAGTCCGGGGCAGCCACGCCGGCCAACTCGCTGATCGAGGCAAGCATGCTGTTTGGTTGGACGTGATGCTGGAAGCCAATTTCTTCCGCATCTATCACGGGAACACGGTCGAGCACAGCGCGCACGCCCTGTTGCCCGGCCAATTCGACAGCTACCGCCAGTTCGAGAAATTCATCATGGCCGACGGCTCGGCCACGGTGCAGCAGGGCGCCGCCAATCCCCCGGGGCAATATCTGCCCTACGTCTACCACCCGCCGATCAAGGTCGGCGAAATGGCAATGTGGGTCGCGGGCAACGGCGGCCTAGCCGGCGGCCTGATCCCGAGCTACCCGATGTCGATCGACTTTACGGGCAGCGGGGATTTCAACGCGACCGCAGCCCTCGTCGTCGCGATGGGGATCGCTCTCACCGGATCCGGCACCTTGGCCGCGACCATCGTAGGGCAGCTCAACGCAGGCATTGCCCTGACCGGATCCGGGGATCTCGACGCCTCTATGAGCGGGATCGCAAACCTTGGGCTCGATCTGACCGGCACCGGCGATCTGGACGCCACGATCGCGGCCTACGGCAACATGGCGATCGACATCGTGGTGACCGGCACCGGGCTATCGACGGCAAACGTCGGGCCCGCCGTCTGGTCGGCCCTGGCCTCGGCCAACAACGCGCCTGGCACGATGGGGGAGAAGCTGAATGATGCGGGTAGCGCCTCAAATCCATGGACCGAGGTTCTGGAAGGCGGCTATACGGCGGGCGATCTGCAGCGTCTCATGGCGGCGGCGCTGCTGGGCAAGCTCGCGGGCTCGCCGGCCGGGCCGATCGAGATAACCGGGGTCGACGGCTCGACGGTTCGCATCACGGCCGTCGTCGACAGTTCAGGCAACAGGGTGTCGGTGGTTCTCGATGTTTCCCCGTAGCTATTTCACGGGCGCGTATTTCGCCCCCACCTATTGGCCGCCCGTCGACGGGACGCCCCCACCTGTGGTAATACCGCCGAGCCCGCGCCAGATGATTGCGCGCGTCGGCCGCATGATGGGAGGCTAGGGTGGCAGCAACGGGTCCCGTGGTAGGCCAGTCCAAGCAGATCTCGCAGCTGCCCGCGGCTAAATTGCCGCTGACCGGCGACGAGCTGGTCATGGTGGTGCAGAACGCGACGCCGCGCCAGGCCACGGTCAACGACGTGGTGAACGAAGCCACCGCCAGCGCCCAGGCCGCTGCAGATGCCGCTGCCGCGTCTCAAACGGCCGCTGCGGGCTCAGCAAACGACGCCCTGATCTCCAAGCAAGATGCCGCCAACTCGGCTGCCCAGGCCGTCGCGGTGGGCGATGGCGCCGTGGTGGCCGCAGATAGCGCTGCAGTTAGTGCCGCCGAGGCCCAGGCCTTTGCGTCGCTCGGCGGCATCCCCTGGGCCTTTGATGCGACAACGGCAATGGCGGATCCGGGCACCGGCGCCTTCCGGCTCAACAATGCGACGGTTGCCAGCGTCACCGCGATCGCGGTCTCTGCCCTCTCGGGCGACACCGGGAACCCCGATGTTTCTGCCTATGTAGCCAACTGGGCCGATAGCACCAGCGTCTACAAGGGCACCCTGACGCTTCGGAAAAAGACGGCACCCGCCACCTTCGCGATCTTCTATGTCACGAACGTCGTCGACAACGGGACATGGCTCGAGCTTACGACCGTACACTCGTCCTCGAACGGCACTCTGACGGCCGCCGACATTGCCTATATCGGGTTTGCCGCATCTGGCGACCAGGGTTCGGACAAGGGCATCCCGTGGACGTTCGACGTCAGCACCTCGATGGCAGATCCCGGAGCCGGCGGGATCCGGTTCAACAATGCCGCCGTTGCATCCGTCACCGAGATCGCGGTCTCGTCCCAGTCGGCAGACGCCGGGAACCCAGACATTTCCGACTTTGTTGCGACGTGGGACGACAGCAACGCAACGAACAAGGGGACGCTCTCGTTCCGCAAGGACGGGTCAAATTCCGACTTTGCCATCTTCACCGTCACGGCGCTGGTCGATAACGGATCGTGGCTGCAGCTCACGGTCGCCCATGCGTCATCGAACGGAACCTGGTCGGCAGCCGACGTGCCGCTTGCGACCTTTGCGCGCACCGGCGACAACGGCCTAGACGGGTCGGCTGCGAACATCACGTTCGACCAGTTCACGGGCGATGGCATTGATACGACATTCACGCTCACCGCCACGCCCGCATCCAACCAATCGTGCTTTACTTATATCGACGGCGTGCGGCAGGCGCCCGGAACCGACTTTTCGGTATCGGGGACCACGCTGACGTTTGTGACCGCCCCGGCCAATCTGTCGAAGGTCTATGCTTTTACGATCTCGTCGTCGCCGATCGGCACGCCTGCTGACGGTTCTGTGTCTACGGCAAAGATCATTGATGCCGCCGTAACGACGGGGAAGATTGCTGCCAACGCTGTTGACGCCACGAAGCTGTTTCGCGGCACGACGGCAGGCCAAATTCTAACTTCCAACGGCGCTGGCGCCGACCCTTCGTATCAGGACGCCCCCTCGGGTGCGCCTGCTTTCCTTCTTCTAGACGCAGGAGTGATCTAACATGGCGGCAGCACCGCAATACGCAGCGACCCCCGGCCGCGCGCAGGCGCAAGTCACGGCGGCCAACACGGCGATCGACGGCACCGGAACCCTTGTCACCGTCGTCTCCGGCACCGCAGCCGGTCGGCGCATCCGGCGCGTGGCCGTCACGGGCGCAGTCGCAACCGGCTTGGCGAACCGGATCAGCTTCTTCATCAGCACGGACAGCGGCACGACCAACCGTTTCTTGTGCGATGTGACGCTCGCAGCGGCGACGATCAGCGCCACAGTGCGCGGCCAGTACGCGGAAGTTCCGGAGCTTGCGGGGCTGATCCTGACCGGCACGACGCATCTTCTTCGTGCCGCGCCGCACATTGCCCAGGCGACCAACATCGACGTTGAGCATGGGGACCTGTAAGCCATGAACCTTGGCATCTTTGACGCTGACAATGCGGTGCCGTTCCGAATGGTGCGGCGTGTCTACAACACGGCAGGAACGTTCTTCTACCGCAAGCCCGCCAACCTGATCGCTGTCGATGTTGAGGTTGAGGGCGGGCACGCTGACGGAGCAGCCGATTATGGTGGTGGTGCTGGCGGGTACTCTCGGCGGCTCATTCCGACGCAGAGCCTTCCAAGTGGGGTTACTGTCGTCGTGGGCGCTAATGGTACGACCGGAGGTACATCTTCGTTTGGCTCGTTTGCATCTGCAACAGGGGGATCTTCCACAGGCGCTGGCTCTGGCTCGGGCGGGGATATAAATCTTCGTGGTCAAGCGGCGTTTGGAGGTCAGGTTCCATACGGTTGCGGACTTCCAGCTTATCGAGGTTTCGCAGGGCCGGGACGCCTTAACGGCGGCGGCGGTACTACCGGCGCTGGCTCTGGTGGTGGCCCAGGCACCGCTGGGGCAGTTGTCGTCACTGAATACCTCAAAGGTGCCGCATGAAGTACGCGCTGATTTCCCCCGGCGAAAACGACCGGCTGTGCCAAGTCGAAGATGCGCCGTTTCCCGTCGCACCGCCTCTGCATTGGGTTGAGTGCGCCGACGACGTAACGCCGCAGACGCATCGCTATGTCAATGGCGCGTTCGAGTTGCTTCCGCCCCCGCCCGCACCTGCATCGAGCGGCGAAGTTGGAGGAGTAACTGAACTGTGAACACGCACGCCTTCCACGCGCTCGGGAGTGACTTTGTGCGATACGATTTCGCGACCGGCGAAGGCTTGCCTCGCCACAACCACAACGTCGATCACTTGATGATCGTGCTGACGGGCCGCGTGCGCGTGACGACTGACGACACGCAGCGCGAGTTTGGCGCGTTGGATCAACCCGCGCTTTTCCGCGCACCTAAGTTCCACTCGATTGAAGCCCTCGAACCGGCGTCGATCCTCAACGTCTTTGAAGGGGCCAAACAATGAGCCAAACCTTAGTAACCCCCGCGATGGTTTCCCTCGCCGCCTCGCGGCTGCTTGGGCGTGGCCCGAGTGGTGCGACCGGCGAGATCACGCTTGGGACCGGCCTGAGCTTTACGGGGAACACGCTGAATGCGGGCGGCGGTGTGACACGCGGCACGCTTGCGGCCACGACCAGCGGGTCGTCTGTGGACTTCACTACCGTTCCCACTGGTATTTCGGTCCTGCATGTCATCCTCAACCAAGTCTCCACTAACGGCTCGTCGCCTTTGATGGTGCAGTTCGGCCCGACAGGCGGGATCGAGACGACCGGCTACTCGGTGTTTGAGGAGCGGCTGTCTGGTGCCTCGGTTGTCGGGGGCATCCAAACCAGCGGCTTCCGTTTCTATGACAACAGTGCGTCGCTGTTCTATTCGGGCTTGCTGACCTTCTGCCTCGTGGATGCTGCGACGAACACTTGGGTTGGGGGCGGGCGTCTCATCGACGGCTCCGCAAACCGCCACGACTGCTTTGGGCGTAAGGCGCTTGCCGGTGCGCTGTCCCGCGTTCGTTTAACGACGCCCAGCGGCACCGACGTGTTCGACAGCGGCTCCTACAACATCATCTACTACTGAGGAACGCATGACCCAAGTTCGAGAAATCAACGTCAAGACAGGCGAAGAAACCGTGCGCGAGTACACGGCGGAAGAACTCGCCGCAATCGCCGCCTACGTTCCCCCTCCTGCGCCCGCAGCGCCTACCCGTGATGAGCTGCTTGCGGAATTGGCCGCACTCCAAGCCAAGATCGAGGCGTTGCCGTGACCTACGCTCTCGCAACTCTTTACGTCATCTGGTGCGGATACGTCTGGACGCTTCGCGGCGGTGGCTTTGGGGCAATCGTCCGCAAGCTGTTCCTTGTCGAGCCGGGGACGACGATCACGCGGATCGCGTGCGCCTTCCTTATGGCAGCGCCGTTGGCTGCGATGTTCGATCCGGCGCTCATTGTGCTTTGGGGGTCCCTGTATGTGGCAATGGTGCTGGGCTACTTTGGGGCGAGTATGGGCTTGGAGAGACCCGGCCGCGATCACCTGCTGCTTGGGGCCTGGGGTTGGGTTGTCGCCCTTATCGCCACGTTGCCGATCTATACGCGGTTCGATGTTGACCGCTTCAACCCGCCTGCGTTCGATCTTTTTGGTATTGGGCCTGTCGAGTACGGTTTGAACGTGCTGACGTCGGCAATTGGAGCGCTGTGGTTTACCCCCGCTGCCGATTTTGCGGCGGTTGGCGTGCTTGCCGTCGCGGCATACGCGATCAACAAACCGTTTGGGGGGCACTGGACGCAGCGGGCCGAGGCCTGCATGGGCCTGATCATGGGCGGGATCCTGTATTCCGGCGCATCGACGTTGAGCGCCGCCATCATCGACACCCTTGCTGGGTTGGAGTGAAAAATGCTCGACGGCCCTGTAGCACCGCGCAAACTGCCGCCCCAGAACTGGGAGCTCATGCAGCTTGTCGCCTCGCGGTTCGAGCGCGCGGCGCGCGCCCAGGACACATGGGCCAAGAGCGCCAAGGAGTGTTTTGATTTCGTCGAGGACAAGCAATGGGCGGCCGAGGATCTGCAGCGCGTCCTCGACGCCGATCGGCCGGCACTGACCTTGAACAAGATCAAACCGCTGATCATGCTGGTGGTCGGCTTCCACCTGCAGAACCGCACCGACATCAAGTTCCTGCCGGCCTATGACGACAGCGGCAGCTACGACGTGGCGCAGGTCCTGTCCCAGATCAGCAAGCAGATCGGCAACCGGTCGAAGATCCAGTTCATTGATAGCGAGGTGTTTATGGACGGCCTGATCGGGGGCCGCGGCTTCTATTCGTCGCGCCTCGATTTCGCAAACAACGACCTGGGCGAGGTCAAGCATACCGCGCTGGATCCGTTCTCCGTGTTCCTCGACCCGGACGGCCAAGAATACGATCTCAACGAGAGCTGCGAGCACGTCAGCGAAAGCCGCTGGATGTCGCTCAACCAGGTCAAGCTGTTTTACGGCGACGAGGCCTACACGCTGGTCAGGCCCTGGCTGAGCGGGCCGGGCAACTCGGGCATGCCGTCGAACGTGATGGACTATGGCCCGGAGATCGCGCCGTGGCGCCGGTTCGGCGGGGAGAACGAGAACCCCGAGGGCTACTACGCCGACATCATGGAACGGTTCTTCGACTATTTCGACCAGGAGCGCAAACTGGTCCGCGTCATCGACCAGCAGCACTACATGACGGTGCCCCAGCGCTTTTTCGTCGATCTCGAGACCGGCGAGCGCGAGCGCGTGCCCGATTTCTACACGCCCGACAAGATCAAGAAGGTCTTGGAGTTCGGCGAGTACATGGGCAACCCGATCCGCGTCGAGAACCGGCTGGGCCGTCGGATCCGCAACACCCAGATCGTCGGCGACATCATCGTGTACGATGCATGGTCGCCCTACGACACGTTCACCGTCACCCCGTTCTTCCCCTATTTCCGGCGCGGCACGACGAAGGGCATGGTCGAGAGCCTGATCGACCCCCAGCGCGAGATCAACGCGCGCCGCAGCGCCCGCCTCAACCTGGTGCTGCGCGCGGCCAACGGCGGCTGGATGTACGAGAAAGACACGCTCGACGTCCAGGCGCGCGAGAACTTGGAGCGCTACGGCTCGACCGCTGGCGTACACATCGCCTGGGACAGCAAGGGCGGCAAACTTTCGCAGCCCAAGCAGATCGAACCGCCCGGCACTCCGGTTGCGATGCGCGACCTCGAGCACGAAGCCGAGGAAGATCTGAAAGACATTTCGGGGGTCAACGAGGCATCGCTGGGCCAGATCCAGAACGTCCAGTCCGGGCGCGCGATCGAGGCCAAGCAGAAGCAGACCGTGATCGGCCTCGAGCTCTACATCAACAACTACAAGCGCTCGAAAACGCTGCTGGGCGAAAAGGAGCTCGAGCTGATCCAGAGCTTCTACACCGAGGCCCGGATCCTGCGCATCACGGGCGACAACGGCAAGCCGATCGACGTTCCGATCAACCAGAAGAAGGCCATGGCCAACGGGGCAGCCGCCGCTACGATCGTCAACGACGTCACCTACGGCAAGTATCAGGCCGTGGTCGACGACACGCCGATGTCGGCCACGTTCCTGGAAGCCCAGTTCGCCGAGCTGTTGATGCTCAAGGAGAAGGGCCTGCCGATCCCCGACGACGTGCTGCTTGAGGCCTCGTCGGTCGGCAACAAGGACCAGATCAAAATCCGCATCGCGGCCGCGCGCGCTCAGATGGGCCTGCCGCCCGATATGCCGTCGCCAGACCCCAACGCACCCCCGCCAGCGCCCATGGCCGGGCCGCCAGGAGCGCCGCCCGCCATCGCTGGGCCTGCCCCAGCCGGGCCGCCCATGGCCCCGCCAGCGGCCGCCGCAGCGCCCCCAGGAGCCGTCCTATGATCTTCGACAACAAAGTCGCGTTCCAGTCCGTCATGGCCGAGCTGGCCAAAGAGGCAGGGGGCTACGGTTTCGTGGCCTTTGCGCCGTGGAACGGCCAGATCCGGGGCATGGTGAGCCCGGATCCGACCGGCGCCTTGGCCCGCCCGGACCAGGAGCGCCAGGACCTGACGATCCGGCTTTGCCAGCGTTTGAACCGGGAATTGCCCTACGGCGGGTATTGGATCACCGCTTGGTTCGGCGATCAGCGCTGGGGCATGGCCTGGCTCGACCCGCAGCACGACATCCAGTTCTGGGTCGAGAACGACGAGGCATGGGTGCGCTGCCGGCAGGCGACGGACGAGCATTGGCTGGCCGACGCGGATACTGCATGGCGCAAGGCATTTGTGATAAAGTCCCAAATATTGGGGGTGCGGGCCGACCAGCAATACCAGCGGTCGATGGGCCAGCGGAACCCCGAGGGGCTGACATGAACCAGTTTTACGACCGGGCCGCCGCCGGACATCGGGCGCTCTCGCTGCCGACGAGCGTATCGTCGGACGGGCCGCCGCCGATCGGGCGTATCCGCGTTATCCCGCGAAAGAGGATGGTATGACCGACACGATTGCGACACCGAGCCCCGAGATCCCGCAACCAGCGCCGGCGTCACCAGCCGTCGATATGGAATTGCGCAGCGGCACCGACCCCGAGGACATCGCTTTGCAGGAGGCGATTGCCCAAGTGGCGGCTGAGGAAGCGGCGCAAGCTGGCATCATCGCGGACCCGGAGGAGCCGACCAAACCACAGGTCGCTCCGGTCGAACAGCCCAAAGCAACCCCGCAAATGGTTCCGATTGAACGGCTAAACGCAGTAATTGCCGATCGCGACAAGCATCGCGACACGGCAAACTACTTGGCCGGTCAGGTCGCAGCCATTCAAGCTGGATTGGCCCCGGCCACGGCACAACCGGATCCGGCAGCGGCGCCCCAAGCGCCTCAGCCCCCGGCAACCGTTGCAGAGGCACGCAAGCAGATCCGTGAGGGTCGCCTTGCCGTCCAGCAGGCCTACGACAATGCGGAGATCAATTCGACCGAGTACGCCGAGAAATTGGCGGCCCTCGACGACTTGTTGCTCGACACGGTGGAGGCCATCGCGGCCTCGGCCAAGTCGGCACCGCAGACCTCGCTGGTCGATGACGCCATTCAAACCCAGCACTCGCAAACGCTCGAACAGGCCCATCCGTATCTGACGGTGCTTACCGCGCCCCAGCTGCAGACCCTGGCCGACATGACGCGCGCGCGCTGGAATGGCGAGGGGAAATTCGCCCAGTTCGGCAACAACAAGGTCAAGATGGATATGGCGTTCCGCGCCGACATGGCCGCGTTGTCCGATACGTTGGGCCCGCAATGGGCACCCGATTTCAAGCCGCAACCCGCTGCCCCGGCCGTACCTAAACCCGGTGCCAAACCGCTTTCGCCCACGGCTGCGGCCCGGGCTGCAAAGCTGGATCTGGCCGCTACGATGGCACCGGATATCAGCACCATCGGCAAGCCGGGCGCCACGAACGAGCTGACCGAGGAGGACATCATGAAGATGTCGCCCATCGAGCTCGAGCGCGTGTCGCCCAAGCTACTCCAACGCTTCCTGCAATAACGGAACCCTAGAAACCCCTCACCGGGGGAAAGGAAGCAAGACAATGGCCTATACCGCCTTCGGGTCGCTGAGCGCGGCCCAAAAGAAACTCTGGGCAAACGAGGTCTCCAAGGCCGGTCGCGACGCCAATTTCTGGATGTCGAACGGCTTTGTGGGCAGCAACACGGCCGACATGACGAAGCCGGTGCACCGCATCACCGAACTGACCAAGACCGAGCGTGGCAACACGGCGGTCATGCAGTTGGTCGGCGATCTGCGCGGCGACGGCATCGTGGGCGACAACGAGCTCACGGGCAACGAGGAAGCGCTGGTGAACGACGCGATCGAGATCCGCGTCGATCAGCTGCGCAACGGCGTGCGCTCGAAGGGCCGTATGTCCGAACAGGAAAGCACGATCCGCTTCCGTTCGGTCGCTAAGGATACGCTGGCCTTCTGGCTGGCCGACACCTTGGACGAGCTCATGTTCCTGACGATCGCGGGCCGCTCGTACACCCTGACCAGCAACGGTGCGACGCGCACCGCTTCCCAGCTGCCGCAGCTTTCGTTCGGTGCCGATGTCGCGGCACCGACCACGAACCGCCGCGTGTTCGCTGGTGCGGCCACGTCGACCGCCACCCTCACGGCGGCCGACAAGCTGAACTGGAACCTGATCGTTCGCACCGTGGCGGTTGCCAAGCGCAAGCGCCTGCGTCCGATCCGCGCCGGCGGCAAGCCCTGGTACGCCCTGGTGTGCTCGACCGAGCAGCTTCGCGACCTCAAGCTCGACCCGGCCTATCAGGCGATTGTGGCCAAGGCGGGCAAGCAGGGTAGCGACAACCCGCTGTTCACGAACTCGGTGGCCAACGTCGAGGGCGTGATCATCTACGACCACCAGAAGGTCTGCAACACGCTGGGCGCCGCCGGTGGCTCCAAGTGGGGTGCGGGCTCGAACATCGACGGTGCGCAAGCGCAGTTCCTGGGTGCCCAGGCGCTGGGCCTTGCCACGATCGGTGAGCCCGACTGGGAAGAAGCGGACACCAACGACTACAAAAACCGCCCCGGCGTCGCCTACGGTCGGATCTTCGGGCTCCTCAAGCCGCAGTTCAAATACTCGAACATCGACGAACTGACGCGCGAGGATTTCGGGACGATCTCGGTCTACACCGCGGCTGCAGCCTAAAGGAGGGCTCAAACAATGGCTCAGAACTATCTCGTTCACGAGTTCCAGTTGAAGCGCCAGGACAACGGCGTTTCGATCCTGGCCGCTGGTGGCGTCGCACTCGTGGTCGCCGCTGGCGGCACCGATCGCGTCGCGCTCTACAATCCCGACAACAGCTTCGCCGCGCTCGCTCAGCCGATCGCGCTGAACTACGGGACCGGCCGCTTCGCGGTGCTCGACACCGTGAACTCGGTCGACATCTACATCATGGGCCCCGAAGGGGATTTCGTGGTGATCGAGGACGTGGTGGCAGGGTCGATCAGCGAAGTGATGATCGACATGCAGCGCCGGGTCCAGATGCTCAAGCTGCCGTACTCGGTGGCCGACAGCACGGCAAACACCGAAACCGACACGGGCTTCGATCTGCCCGCCGGTGCGGTGGTGCTGCCCTGGGGCGCCGGCGTGCGCGTGGCTGCGACCGATGCAACGGAGGACCTCGAGGTCGGCCTGCTCTCCTCGGAGAGCGGCGGCGACACCGACGGGTTCATCAACAACATCGCGATCTCCGGGGCCAACGGCAGCACGACGATGGCCCAGGCGCTGATCACCGTGGGGTCGAACGAACAGTTCTTTGCGTCGACCACCCTCGGCGTCTTGCTGGCAGACTTCCTCGCCGGTGCGGACGTGGCGGGCGACGTGGGGACCAACAACCCGAAGCACGCGGTTATCTCGACCGCGCGCTCGATCGTGTATCTGACCTCGGCCGGCACGGATACGGCCAAGGGCTGGTTCTTCTTCCAGTACATGCTGCCCCAGCGGTAACCGCCGCTAGGTGACCAAGTGCAATGAGAGGGCCCGGGCGCGATGCTCGGGCCCTTGATTGCACCAACCAAAGGGAAAACACGATGACCGACAAGAACGACGTTCCGGCACCCAAATCCAAGCCGTTCAAGGTCCGGGATCTCCTGGCCAAGACCGAGCCCCGCATCCATGAGGTCGGCGGCGTCGAGTACAAACTGACGGCCCAGAAATTTATCGACGTGCCGCGCGCGCACGCCCTGGCCTTCCTGTGCGACAAGTCGTTCGAGGTTGTCGACGACAAGGGCGCGAAGCTCGAGCCGCTGCCCGAGATCCAGAACGACGCCGCGACCGGCGGGATCCGCCTTCGCCCGGGCCAAGTCGTCGCCGCGTTCACCGAGCTCAACGACGAAGCGCTGGCCTCGCGCTGCTCGCGCCTGCCCGACAGCGAGCATCTGATCGAGGCGAGCCGCGAGGAAATGATCGACGCCTTGACCAACTACGTTCCGACCAACTCGTCGGCCGACGTGTACGGCACCGAGGCGGCACCGATGCCGCGTGGCGACATCGACCGCATGCTGGCCAACGGCAACTCGGCCCGCATCGCCAACTCGCTGCGAGCCTAACCCATGCCCGATGCCGGTCAGATGTCGGTGTCGGCCATCGCCGAGAAGGCGCTTCGGCGCATCGGCGCGGTCTCCATCGAGGACGAGGACATCCCCAAGCATTGGCTGCAAGAGGCGGCCGACTGGTTGGATATTGTCGTTCAAAATCTGACCGGCGTTTCGCGCATCGCGTGGCTGGTGCAGCGCACGATCGACCTGCCGCTGATCGAAGGCGAGCGCAATTACAGCCTGGTTCCGGTCAACCTGTCGGCCCAGAAGAACCGCATCGTCCAAGCCGATCAGACCGGGACGGCCGTTCGGCTCAACAGCATCCCCGACGAGGGGGTGCAGTTCCCGATCCGAGCCAGCATTTTCTCGAGCGCGGATCCGGGCCAATCCGAGCTGCCGGTCAAGCTGGCGCGGCGCTGGGAGTACGACGGGATCGAGAACAAGGCCGGATCGGGCCGCCCCAGCATGATCTACATCGACCGGTCCATGGAACCGGTGATGACGGTATGGCCGATCCCGACCGACGACTATCAGGTGATCCGCCTCACCTTCCAGAGCTTCGCGCCCGAGAGCACGCGCCTGGATAGCCAGCAGATCTCGCAGCTGCGCTCGGCGTGGAAACTTTGGGCCATTTTGGCCACTGGGTACGAAATGGGCAACGGCGCGTTCAAGCGCTTGCCCGAGGCCGAGCTGGCCCGGCTCAAGGGCGATCGCGATCAGGTGCACGACAAGCTCATGGCGTTCGAGAACGACGATCACTATCGCCCGCGTATCTCTCTCCCCAATTTTTAGAGGCTGACATGGCAAGCAACCGGCGCACACTCCTACGCGACTTTCTGCTGCCGAACCCGGTCTATGCAAACGTCGAGGTCTCCGTCTTTCTGACCGACGCTGCCGGCGATCTGACGTCGACCCTTGCCGATCTTTTCGAGGATCAAACCTCGGCCCTCGCGTTGCTCAACCCGCAGACCCTGGACAGCCAGGGCAAGTTCGGGCAGCCCGTCTATTTCCAAGACGACGTGATCTGCGTTATCGACGGCCTCGGTGTCGGCCAGCAGCAGACCGGCGTTATCTCGCCCCAGGTCGAAGCCAGCGACATCGACAATGCGACCCAGCTTTCCCGCATCGCTATGTCGGAACGGCTCACCCAGCGCCCCATGTTGACCCGGACCCCGATCTAAGGAGCACCCGATGGATACCCCCACCTTTCTTGGCCAGCCGCGCACCCAGCAGCGCATCCTGATCCCGGCGCACGGCACGCGCTTTCGCCCGATCTGGGATCCCGTGGCCTTCGGCGGCACGCGCGGATCGAAGATCTACGGCCTGGGCATCACGTCGTCGGACGCCAGCGCCAACACGATCGTTCTTGCGATCGGCAAGGCACTGACCCTGGGCTCGAACGTGGGCACCGGCGCCTTCGTCGACGGCGGCGGCGGTTCCGACAGCATCACGCGCACCAGCGGCTCGTTCGTCACCGACGGCTGGAACATCGGCGATCCGTTGCAGCTGCTGGGCGCCTCTACCCTGGCCAACGATTTCAAGGCGCTTCTCACGTCGGTCGCGGCCGGCACGATCGCCATGGCCACCGGGACGGTGCAAGCCGCAGAGAACTTGCTGGCCACCACGAAGCTGTACCGTATCGCGCAGCTGGGCATCATCGACGTTCCGGCCAACAGCGGTTACATCACGGCCAACGCCTCGGTGAACGGGCTCAACGTCACCGAAATGCCCTGGATCAACGCCAAGCCCGACGATTTCCTGACGCTGGGCGCCGACGACGTGCTCATGGCGGCAGCCGGCACGGCGCTGGGCACCGGCGAGACGATCGACATCACCGCATTTGGGGCGGATTACTAAAATGGCGGGCCAGCGCATCGCAGAGTTCGATATTTGGCGGGCAGGCCAGGGCGGTTCCGAGGTCGAGATCCGTTTGGCCGGCACCACGCAAAAGGCGACCGTCTACTACGATCCCGGGCTCACCCAGGTCGCCCCAAACCCCCAGATCCTTGAGAGCTACCAGGACGGCGCGGGCGTCGTTTACGGCAAGTTCTCCCAGCCCCTCTACTGCGGCGCGGCGTTCGAGCTGGTGATCAACGGCAGCAACATTGGCGGGGTGCAGACCCCGCCCCTCACCGAGGTCGAAGGCGAGGACGCGAGCAACATGCTGGCCAAGCCGCGCGCCAGCGGCCGGTTGCGCGCCCTGCAAGACATCGTGGCCAACCAGATCTTTGCCGAGGATTACGGCGAGATCGGGGTCTCGCCAGCGACGAACACCACCACGCTTACGACCGCGATCGGCCAGGCCGCAGCGGTGGGCGGCGGCGACGTCATCCTTCCCGCCAAGACCTTCGCGTTCAACCAGATCACGCTGAGCGCTGGGGTGCGCCTGGTCGGGGCCGGCAAGGCCGCGACGATCATGCAGAGCCAGGTCGCGGGCCGGTCGATCACCCTGGTCGGCTCGGGCTGCGGCCTCGCCAATCTGACGCTCGACGGCATCAATCTTATGGTGAGCTCGGTTGGGGTCTACGGCGAAAGCCTTGCCCAGACCCGGATGAACGACGTGCAGATCCGGCGCTTCGAGACCGGGATCGAGGCGCGCGGCGGCACCAACAATTTCTGGCGCGATCTCACGGTCTCGAACTGCGGCTCGGGCGCGCGCCTGCTGGGCGACGTCAATGCGGGCGGCGGCTCGACGGGCAGCGAATGGCTGCGCAACACATGGTCGGGCGGGCTCGTCGAGCTTTGCACCACGGTTGGGATCTACCTGTCCTACGAGGACCGGGCCGTGGTCAACAACCTGCTTGAGAAGCTGCGGTTCCAAAGCAATACCGGGATCGGCCTGCACGGCAACGGCGCGCGCTTCACCCACGTTCAAGATTGCGCGTTCACGTCGAACACCAACAACGTGAAGATCCAGGACGACAATCTGGCCACCACGATCGACGCGGCCAAGGCCCTGTATTTCCGCATGGAGAAATGCGAGTTCCGCAGCGGCACCATCGCAATCCAAGACACGGCCGACGACATCCTATTCGAGGGCTGCAATTTCGTGGGCGCTACGATGTCGCTCACCCTGCCCCAGAACAATATCGGGTTCATCAACTGCACGACCGATGCCGCAACGACGTTCACCGGCGACACCACGAAGATCAATTTCTTCTACGAGGTCGATCAGGGCTCGGTGGGCGGCACCACGACCGACGGCACGGTCACCAAGGCGTGGTCAACCGGCGCCCTGGACGCGGGCGAGATCGTGGCGATCGACGCGATCGCAATCGGCAACCAGCGCAACGGCGTCAATCGTGCGGTCTATCGTCGCTACGCCAAATTCCGGCGCGCACCCTCGACGCTGGCCTACCAAAGCCAAACGGGCAACTACACGGTGGGCAACATCCTGACCGGCGCCACGTCGGGCGCCACGGCGCGGATCGTCGCGGACAGCGACAGCGGCGTCACCGGCACATTGTCGCTGCGCTCGATCACCGGGATCTTCCAGAACAACGAGATCATCACGGACGGCGCCACGGGCAGCGCCCAGGTCAACGGCACGCTCACCGTCGGCACCGTTGCAGTAATGGGCTCGGTCGAGGCGATCGGGACCGATTTCGAGGACGTGGCGGGCTGGGATTTCACGTTGGCCGCAACGGCGTCCGAGGTCGAGGCCAGGGTGACCGGCGCCGTATCGACCACCATCAATTGGACGGTTCACGTCGCAACCAAGTACGGGTGATCTCATGTCCGAGTGGCGCCCGATCGCCGTCAATCAAAAGATGTTCCAGAACGTCGCGGAGACCAGCCTGCAGAAGGCGGCCGCAGCGCTCGAGAACATCTACATCAACGACGCGGGCGGCCATACGCGGTTTCCCGGCCTAAAACCGTTTCTGCAGATCCCGGGCGAGACCGGGACCATGTTCGTCGTCGATTACAAATCCGACCTGATCGCGGTGTCGAGCACGGGCCGCACCTATCGGATCGACGATCGCAGCAACGCCGAGAGCGTCACCGACGTTCAGCTTTCCGGCGGCCTGCGCCCGGTGTTCACCAAGACCGAGGACGAGCTGGTCTACGCCGCTGGCGGCCCGATCCTGCGCTTTGCTGGCAAAAAGACCGAGCTGCTGAGCAACGATGCGCCCATTGCAACGCACGTCGCCTATGCCGACGGGTATCTGGTGGCCAACGAGCGCTCGAGCGGGCGCTTCCAATACTCGGATGCCGGCCTCTGGCGCACCTGGGACCCTCTCAACATCCTGACCGCCGAGAGCAACCCAGACGTGGTGACGGCCATTGTGGCCACGCCATTCCGCGAGCTCATGGTCGCGGGCCCAAGTTCGGTCGAGCAATTCGAGCGCCTGCCCGACGGCACGACCCCGTTCTATCGGCGGTGGGCGGTGGGCGAAGGCCTGGGCCTGCCCTACACGATGGTTCCGGCCGACAATGGGCTTTGGTTCGTCAACTCCGACTACGAGTTTGTGCGATCGAGCGGCCAGATCGGGCGCCCCCTCTCGGGCGACATCCAGCAGAAGCTCGACAACATCACGAATTGGAGTGAGGCCTGGGCGGCTGAAATGCCGGTCGACGGCCAGAAATTCATGCTTCTGCAGCTGCCGCACGCGATCAACGTGTATGGCACGCCGGGCATCACCATGATTTTCGACTACAAGAACAATCGCTGGTCCTTGCTGTACGGCTGGGATCCGCGGCGCGGCGTGCCGGCGTGCTGGCCGGGCCGCAGCGTGTGCTCGGTCTGGAACCGCAGCTTTGTCGGCGGCGAGAACGGAAAGATCTTCGAGCTCGACCGCAACACGTTCACCAACGATGGGCAGGTGCAGCGCGCGCTGTATCGTTCCGGGCACTACGATATGTGGGGACCGATCCGGTGCGACGGGCTGCGGGTGCGCGTGGCGCGCGGCGATCCGTTGAACGGCAACGTGGCGCCTAAGTTCCAAATGCGGATCAACAAGGACAACCGGGCCTGGACCCGCTGGATGGAAAAGAGCCTCGGCGCGCGCGGCGACAAGTTCATGTTTATCGACTATCCTGCGCTCGGCTCCTGCAGCTCGTTCCAAATCGAGTATATCGTCACGGATCCCTGCCGGTGGGAGCTGGCGAACGTCAAAGGCCTCATTACGGAGCTCGGCACCTAATGTCAGTCCCTCAACCCCCTCGGATCACCCAGCCGCTCACCACGATCGACGCATTGGCGCAGACCATATCTTCGTTCCAGCAATGGGCGACCCAGCTTTGGAACGGTGTGCGCCCCTCGGTGCTGCAAATGGAAAAGATCGCCGAGATCCCGCTGATCCAGACCACGATCGGCAACCCGCCGACCCAGGCCCAGGTCAACGAGATAAAGGACACCCTCAACGCGGTCATCACGGCCGCGCGCACCAAAGTCTCTGGCCAATAAGGAGCCACCGATGGCGCAGTCGATCCAGAACGGTCAAGGTTTTCGAGGCGGCGGCGGCCGTGCGCGGCCCAACCAGTTCTTTGAGACCCGCGACGGCGCGGTGACGGGCGGTTCGGCGAGCCCAGGCGCACAAGCCCCAATGTCGCTGCGCAATTTCAGCGCGTCGGGCGCGTTTGGTGGTGGGTCCGACGGCAACGATGCCCAGCGCGCGCGCGACACGGAAATGAAGGATCTGGGCGAGCAGCTTTCGGGCCTCTCGCTCGAGGATGCGGCTTCGTTCGTCGCCCAGTATTTCGACGTGAACTACCAGAACGCATTGTCGATCGCCGGGACAGCGATCGGCTTGGCGACGGGGGTTGGCGGGCTCGCCACGGTGGGCGGCCTGGTCGGCCGCGCGATCGACACGAACCGAACTAACAACCAGCTCGAGGACACCGGGGTTGGCCGCGTCACCAGCTTCTTTTCGCCCGACAGCATCAAAAGCCAGCGAGAGAACGCGATCTCGGCGTTCGAGCGCGGCACCAATTTCAATCCGGGCTTTGCGGAAGCAAATCGCGTGGGTGCGGCCGCAGCCCGTGGCCGAGCCGAGCTGGCCGGGGTGCCTCAGGGACCCGAGGCCGCAGTATCGCGTGGCGAGCTTTCCGTTTCGACCGACGCCAACGGCGTATCATCGTATTCCGGCCAAGGCCCGACCCCGGACCAAGCCGCAAACTCGCTCTCGGCCAACCCCAATGCGGTTGGCCAGCCCGAGGACACGGGTTCCTTGTTCGGCGGCGACACAACCACCAGCACCACCACCAGCGCCACGACGGTTGATGCGACAACGGGCGTGCCCGATGCGGCAAGCGTCAACGACGGCATGGGCACCGGCTCAGTGGGCACATCCGACGCAGGCTCCTCTGATACCAGCGGCGGCGGCGGCACGGGAACGAGCGACAACGGCGACAACGGCGCAGGCGGCGGCGGCGATGCCGGTGCCGGCGGTTACACCGCCGACGGCGGCTATATCAGCAAGAGCATGGTTGGTGGCCAGAACCCCAAAGGTCCTGACGATGGAACTGTGCACGTCGATGTTGGCGAATACGTCCTGCCGACAGAGCTCGTAAGCGCAATGGGCAATGTGGATCCGCGGGTCCTCGAAATGCTGTTGCAGATGATCATGGGCAACAAGGACGGCAACGTGGATCCCGAACGCGGCAAAGCCGTTCTGGACGAGTTTGTGCAGCGCTTCACGGGCCGCCCGCCGGCCAATGCTGGCGCTGCCCTACCGCCCGAGCAGCTGGAAGGTTACGGACACCAAGACACGCCCCCGCCGATGCCGCAGGGCCGCCCGCAAGCCGCCCCGGCCGCGCCGACCCCGATTGCGGCCACGGCTGGCGCCAAGCCCCCAATGCCGATGCCGATGGCTGGTGGCCCGCGCGCGCCCATGCGTCCGCAGGCCCCGCCGATGGCTGGCGGTGCGCCCGCACCGATGCCGCCCAGCGGCGGTGGCCGTGGTATCTTGGATTTCCAGGCGATGCCGGCAGCGGCGCCCGAGCGTGGCGCCCCGACCGGTCGCGGCTCGCAGCTCAAGGGGGTGCGCCCGTTGCCCTCTCGGATCGGAAAGGGGAAATAAGCCATGTCGTGGTTCTCCGACATTTTCACGAGCATCAAAGACTTTGTGGCCCCGGTCACTGAGGCGGTGTCGCAAGCCGCCCCGGTGATTTCGGCCGTGGCCCCGATCGCCAGCGCGGTGATCAGCTCGAACTCCAACGCGGCGGCGCGCGACCAGTACAACCAGTCGCAAGAGGCGGCGCGCGCGGCACAGGCTGCGGCCAACGCGCAAGCGGCGGCGCGCTGGGCCCCGGCGCTCGAGGCCGGCGACCAGGCGCGCACCCAGTTGCGCTCGATCAGCGCGCTCGACCCCAACGTGATGACGGCGAGCCAGCGGATCCAGCTCGACGACGCACAGCGCAACACCAACGCGCGGCTCGCTTCCTCGGGGCTGCGTGGCGCTGGCCGTGCCCAAGCCGCCGTGGTGAACGATCTCAACAACCGGATGGGCGCCACGTTCGCCGACCAGAACCAGCGCCGCGCCGACGCCGCAACCAACACGTTGTCGGGCCAGGGCCAAGTCGCGACAGGGCAGGTCTCGACGATCGACCAGAACACGGGCCGTGCCGATGCAGCGTCGATCCGCGAGATCGGCGCCAACGACGCATCGTATGAGCTGGCCCAAGGCCGCAACGCCGGGACCGTGACCGGGGCGATCGCCAGCCAGATCGCATCCGACGACAAGGACC